AAGGTTTAAAAGTAGGAGGTACTCTTAATTTATATGGGAGCAAAATAACCTCCCTACCTCAAGGCTTAACAGTAGGAGATAATCTTTATTTAAGTAATACCCCTATCACCTCCCTACCCAAAGGTTTAAAAGTAGGAGGTAATCTTAGATTAAATAATACGCTAATAACCACCCTACCTCAAGGTTTAACAGTAGGAGGTAATCTTAATTTATATGGGAGCAAAATCACCTCCCTACCTCAAGGTTTAACAGTAGGAGGTAATCTTAATTTATATGGGGGCAAAATCACCTCCCTACCCCAAGGTTTAACAGTAGGAGGTGATCTTAATTTAGATAATACCCCAATAACCTCCCTACCTCAAGGTTTAACAGTAGGAGGTAATCTTAATTTAAGAGATACCCCCATTTCTAAAAAATATAGCAAAGAACAAATTCAACAAATGGTACCTGGTGTGAAAGGTAAAATTATTATATAAAAAACAACAACGAATAAAAAACTTTACCCCTAGGAATGTAAATGAACATAGAATCCTCACATATTTATAGTATATAAACGCTGCTATAAATGGCTACACTTACAAACAGAACAATTAAGTCCACTTACGGACAACTAATACAATTAGAAGACAGAGATTTCCAAGATGGTTTCGGAGAATCCACATTAAGTGGTTCATATGAACTTGTTGGAGATCAAAACATTACCGGATCACTTTTTATGTCTGGGAATTTCCATCTAAATGGAACAGCCTCAATTGATTATTTAGTAGCATCTTACGAATCTGCCTCAATTATATTTAGTTCAGGTTCTACAAAATTCGGAGATACATTAGATGATACACACGAATTTACAGGAAGTATAACTTCTACTGGTTCATTCTATGGAATGGCAGTAAGTGGAAATTTTACAGGTTCTGGGGAAGGTTTATATGATATACCAAGTGCTTCAAGAGCAGATAGAGCTACAAGTGCCTCAATCTCCGATTTAGCCTCTACAGCATCTCACGCTTTAGCTTCTTCCAACTTAAATATTACATCTGAAGAATCTAGTGCAGCAGGCCATTATTTATTATTTGCCCAATCCAATACAGGTGGAGCCGCAGTAAAAACCGATAGTGGTTTAACTTATGTTCCATTAACGGATACTTTAAGCGTGACCAAAGTAATTGGTAACCTAGAAGGAACAGCAACTAATGCCGAAACAGCTTCTTTATTATTAGGTTCAGTAGAAAACGCAATTAACTGTCAAACTGCTTCCCTAGCTATATCTACATCTGTAATAAACGTTACTTCACAATCCTTTGCTGCTAGTGGAGATGGTCCATTTACAGGATCTTTTTCAAGTAGTTTTGCTTCTTTCTTATCTGGATCTTTTACAGGATCATATACAGGATCACTTACAGGGTCTCTTTTAGGAGATGTAATAGGAAATTTAGTAGGGACTGCTTCTATAGCAGATCTAGCAATAACTGCCTCATATACAGCAGGAACTGCCTCCATAGCAGACTTAGCTACTACTGCTTCACAAGCAGATAGAGCAACTAGTGCCTCAATAGCAGATCTAGCTATCATAGGATCAGGTTCATTTAGTGGATCTTTTGAAGGAGATGGAACAGGATTAACTGGAATACCTGGGTATACTGTAGCTAACACAGGAACTAATAGAGTAGTAACTTCAGTAGCTGCTGTAAATGGTAACGCTGAAGCTAATTTAACATTTGATGGAACTACACTTACCATATTAGGTAACATTAATACAGGACAAGGTGTAACTGAGATTTATAGAATGAATCAAGATGTTAGAACTACTGATGATGTTAGTTTTACTTCTATAACAGAAACTTCTGCTCTAAAATATAAAGAAAATGTAGAATCCTTGGATTCCGGTAAAATTCTTTATAGTTTACGTCCTGTTACATTTGATTGGAAATCAACAGGTGAAAAAGACTATGGATTAATTGCTGAAGAAGTAAACGAACACCTCCCAGAATTAGTTAAAAAAGACGAAAATGGAGAAGTAGAAGGTATAAAATATTCTAAATTAACTTCACTATTAATTAAAGTAGTTCAAGACCAACAATCCAAAATAAATTCATTAGAAAATGATATTAAGTGGATTAAAAATAGGTTATAAATCGTTTGGTTAAGCGATTCTAGGTTATTATATTTACACAAACAAAAAGTTACATTATGTCCTTAAAAAGAATCGAAAATTTATAAAGGGAGACCCTACTATTGTATGGTCCCCTTCTTTTTATAATATTTATAATAAAATATAATATTATGGAAACAAAACCTAAAAGTGGCACTGCTGAATATAGGGCTTGGTATTATGAAAATAAGTATAAGTCCACAAACAAATCTAAAAAAAAGGAATTTGAAAAAAGAAATAAAGATTTTATACAACGTATAAAAAGAATGAGTAAATGTTGTAAATGTGGATTAGACCATAAACCTTATTTACTTGAATTTCATCATTTAGATCCTAGTACTAAGTATAAAAGTGTAACAGATCTCCAATTTAATGCTTATGGAATGGAACGTATTAAAAATGAGATTAGGAAATGTGTAATGATTTGTAGGAATTGTCATATGGAGTTCCACCATTTGGAAAGGCAGAATATAGTTCGTACATTTAAAGAGTATTTAAAATTAGTTATATAAAATTAAAAAGTTAAAAATGGGGAAAATAGCAAGAATGACAGATGCCGAGAAAGATAAAATCTCGGGGATTATAGAATTATATACAGCAGTTCAAAGCGAAGGATCACGAGCTGGATACCCAACAATTGTAGTTAGAACTACAGGGTGTACTCATAGGTGTTATTTTGGTGAAGGTGGATGGTGTGATTCTTTTTACACTTCAATTCACCCTGAAAAAGCCCAATATTCTTTTCAAGATATTAAGGATATGTATATAGCCAATCCCCATATCAAAGAAATGATGTTAACGGGAGGCTCACCCACGATGTGGCCTAAATTAGTAAACGAATTAACCCACTTTGCACATGAAAACGGTATTTTTATCACTATTGAAACTGAAGGATCGCATTATCTTGAAACTGACTATCCTATCAATTTGCTCTCAATTTCTCCTAAGTTCTCGAATTCAGTCCCTGTTGTCGGCGTTAAAACCCCTCAAGGTGGAATTACGGACGAAAGAATGGTCAAACAACACAACAAACTAAGACTTAACTATGATGCCATTAAAAAAAGCATTGCATACCATTCAGACTACCACATAAAACCAGTATGGGATGGTAAGAACGAAGTTGCCTTAGCTGAAATAATGGAATGTATCGAAATACTAGGTGTAAATAAAAGTAAAGTATGGTTTATGCCTGCGGGAGATACAAGAGAAGCGTTATATAAATCATACCCATTAATGTTTAACTGGGTAAGGGATAACGGTTATAGGTTAACTTGGAGACCACACATCATAGCATTTGAGAGTGAAAGATGTGTTTAAAGACGCATGTTTGGTATAATTTGTCATATTTATAATAAAACATGGATATGACAAAATTACCTTACAAACATACATGCCAACGTTGTGAAACTGAATTTAGATCTAAGGGACCAAATAATAAATATTGTTCTGTAGAATGTAAAAAACAAACCTATTTTGAAAATTCTAAATTGTATACCTGTAAAGTATGTGGTAGTGAGTTTCAAGGTAGCAAAGGAAATTATAATATATTCTGTAATAAAAAATGTTATGGTTCAAGAATGAGTACACACCCTGAAGAATTTGGAATGGCTGAACGTTCAGCTAAGATGAGGGAAAGTTGGAATGAAAGTTCTTGGAAAAAGAGTATTGAAACTAGAAAAGCAAATGGTAATATTATCGATTGGGATATAGCAGAGTGGAAACAATATTGGCGTAGATGTAACGATTTAACACGCAAAATACGCGGTTTAATGCGCGACAATTGGGATGGTATAGACTATATTGATGGGGAAGATATACGCGCTAATTTCGCATTACATTATACCCATGGTGATTACCCAACATTAGACCATGTTGTTCCAAGGAGTGAAGGATTTAAACAAGGATTATCACCTTACGAAATCACAACCCCCTCAAACCTAAAATGGACAAAAAGGAAAAACAATAGTAAAAAGTATAATAAAAGTTTATGAACGATAAGTTAGAAGTACTTTACGAGATGTGGATTCAAAAAGTAATTGAACCTTCTCATATAATTTCTTATTTAAAAAATTTGGATTACGAACTAATTTCACTTACATTAGGGGGAATATCAATACAAAGTAAAGATCAAACAACAAAGTTTATATATGGCAAATAACAGAAGAAAACAACACGTAGATTTAGAGGTTGTACAAACAGGTTTCGCAAATGGAGTAGCAGAGGGCTTCCCATTTACAGACAAGGAAAAATTAAAAATGATAGATGAAGCAGAAGTAGCTTACGGTCAATTTTTAGATGCTCTAAAATGTAATTGGAGAGAAGATCCAAATTCAATGGAAACCCCAAGACGTGTAGCTAAAGCATACGTAAACGATTTGTGGGCAGGTAGATACAACGCAATGAGCGAAATAACATCATTCCCTAGCGACGGCTATGATGGTGTAATTATTGAACGTAATATACCGTTAACTTCGATGTGTTCGCACCACCACCAAACAATTGGAGGCGTAGTTCATATTGGATATATTGCCGGAGCAGATGGACAAGTAATTGGTTTATCTAAACTAAATCGTATAGTAGAATTATTTGGTAGAAGAGGAGCAATACAAGAACAATTAACATCAGCCATCCACAATGCAGTAGAAAAAATTACAGAAGGTAATTTAGGTGTTATTGTAACAATTGTAGGAACTCATAATTGTGTATCTTGTAGGGGTGTTAAACATCAAGGAGCAGCTATGGTAACAACTAAAGCTTCAGGTGCTTTTAGAGACGATGCTAATAACGCTCGTAAAGAGTTTTTTGATAGTTTAAAAATCAACAACGGAGGACATAATATATAATGGCTCTAAAATTAGAAAATAAATTATTTTTAAGCTGGGACGACATTGAAAGCCTCACTGACGTCCTAGCCAAAAAAATATTAGCATTAGATAAAAAACCATTTTACCTCTATGGTTGTCCTAGAGGGGGCTTAGTTCCTGCTGTACTACTATCTCATAAAACCTGTATAGCATATCAACATTTAAATGCGGCCCAATTATCTAAAACAGCAGATTTATCCCATATAATGGTTATAGATGACATTTGTGATTCAGGAAAAACTGTAGCTGAACTAAGAGAAAATTACAATAAAATCCGTATAGCTACATTACATACTAAGTCTGAAGCACCTTACCAACCCGATATTTATGGAGAAGAAGTAGGAGATGAGTGGATTGTTTACCCTTGGGAAAAACCAAATTCAGAACCTATACAAGATTATAAAGCACAAGGATATGGAAGAATTCCACCCTAAAGAACCTTCAAAAGGTCTAGGAGATACAATAGCAAAATTTACACACGCAACAGGCTTAGACAAACTAGCTGAATCATTAGCTGAAGCGGTAGGAGCTGAAGATTGTGGTTGTAAAGGAAGACAAAAATACCTAAATGAAATATTTCCCTATACAAAAGAAGGTTCTCCCGAAGAACCTCCCCATGTTAATACTGAACCATTAGATGAAGCTATTGGAGATTATTTGGTTCTACAGGAAATAAATGTTACATTACCCGATGTAGGAGCTTTTACTTTCTCGAAAGGAACAGAGTTACCTATCACAAAAGAACATCCTTTATATAATGATGTTCCGTTTTATTATGAAAAAAATATAATTAAAAAGTTATGAGCAAACAATTATCATTATTCCCAGAAGAAGAAAATCATGTAGGGGTTAACCCTGTACCATTTGTAGACGAAGTAGAAACGTTTAACGCTACAATGGGTAAACCAAACAATTATGTTCCAACAATTCCAAACAGAAAAGAATGGATGTTCGTATATGATTTTATTCTTGAAGAACTCGAAGAGTATAAAGAGGCATGCGAAAATGGAGATATTGTCGAGATTTTAGATGCTCTATGTGACATTACATATGTTTCCTTAGGAAATGGAGTTCTACTTCACGGACTTAAAGACAAAATAATGCCTGCTTACGCTGAAGTACAAGCATCAAATATGTCTAAAGCTTGTAAAACTGAAGAGGTGGCTGAAGAAACTATGTACTATCGTGAGCAGGAGCAAGGTGAGCCATGTCATTACACTAAAGTAGGTGATATATGGGTTGTCTTTAGAAGTAGAGACTTAAAAGTTATGAAAAACATTAACTACTTTAAGCCAAATTTAGAGCAATTTTTTACTAATGAAGAAATAAGTTCCTGTAAAAACTAAACTTCCATGCAACATAGTTATCTTTTCTTTCTGTCTTTTGATAAGCTGATTAATATTTATAATAAATAAGTATTATGGCTTTAATATATAAAATAACAAATCCTAAAGGAAGAATTTATATAGGACAAACTATTGATTGGATAAGAAGACAATCCAACTATAAAAGATTAAATTGTAAATCCCAAACCCAAATATATAATTCTATTAAAAAATATGGATGGGATTTACATATTAAAGAAATAATAGAAGAATGTTCTATAGAAGATTTAGGAAAAAGGGAAAAATATTGGAAAGATTATTATAACAGCATTCAAGAAGGAATGAATATAAGATATGATGAGGAAAAAGGAGGTAAATTAAGTAAATCTACTTGTGAAAAGATTTCTAAATCTAAAAAAGGTGTAAAATATAGTAAAGAATCATCTTTAAAAAAAAGTTTAGCTCTTAAAAACAAACCCAAAACTAAAGAACATTGTTTAAATATAAGTAAAGCAAAAATGGGAAAACCTAACCCTAATAAAGGCCAACCTAAACCCTCAGGATTTGGAAAAAAATTAAGTGAAAATAGGGAAAGAAATGAAAAAATAAGCAAATCTCATTTAGGAAAGTTACATCCTAGAACCCCTGACTGGAGTAATAAAATAGGAAAGTCTAAAAGAAAACCTATTATAATGTTAGATATGAATTATAATCCCTTAATGGAATTCGAGGGTGGTGTAGTTGCCGGAAAATTTTTAGGGAAAAACCCATCACTTATAAGTGAGGTTTGTAGGGGGATTAGAGAAACAGCCTTTGGGTATAGATGGAAATTTAAATTATGAAAAAAAAGATTTTACCTTTCTTAATATTGTTTATAGCTCTAGGGTTAAGTAGTACAGCAGCTTATTATAGTATCCTAGGTTTGTCTAAACTTTTTGCGGGGGTAGCCTTTGCCGTTATAATTATGGCTAGTTTTTTAGAAGCTTCTAAACTTATAATTGTTTCACTTTTGTACCAATACTGGGGTATATTAAATAAGTGGCTTAGATCGTATTTAATTATAGCAGCAACAGTGCTTGTGTTAATTACTAGTATGGGTATATATGGAATGCTTAGTAGTGGATACCAACAAACATACGCGGAGCTATCGGTTGTAGAAAATCAAGTTAAATTTTTAGAACAGAAAAAAGACTTCTATGAAAACGATGTTACAAGATTTGACCAAGAACTTAAGTCTATTTCAACCAATATTAATAATTTATCAACTGCGAAAAGCAGTCAAATACAAGTCCGAGATACCTCCTCAACGTCCGGCTTCCGTACTACTATATCTACAACAGAGCTTAGAATGGCTCAAAAACGCATCGATACAGAAGAAATAAATAGAAAAAGTATACAATCTAAAAGAGAAGTAGCTGCTGATAGTCTACAAAAATATCAACTACAAATCTTAGATTTAAGCACCCAATCTTCTACTTCAGGAGAATTAGGTCCATTAAAATATCTAGCAGGTCTTACAGGTATCCCAATGGATAGAATTATAAACTATCTGTTATTAACCATTATATTCGTATTCGATCCTTTAGCTTTATCTTTGGTAGTAGCAGCTAATTTTGCTTTTGATCAAATTAAACCTAAGAAAGAGGAAGATATAGAAGATACAGTTGAGGGAATGAGAAAAGTTGTAGATTCATATGATAATTTACAAGATGAAATAGAAGATTGGAATACAGCTCTTAATGATGGGTTAGAGGATGAGGAATATGAATTAACCTTAGCAAAAGAAATAGAAGTAATAGAACCTAAAATTATCAAAGGCGATTCAGAATTTATATCCAAAATAGACGACATAGAATCTAAAATTACTACTACAGAAATAATAAAAAAACAAGAAAAAAAAATTAACATTCTACAAACCGAATTAGCTAAGGTAAATCTAGAAATTAATGAACTAGACCATGCTGCTATTAAAATTGTAGATTCAATAAAACATATAGACGACTATTTAAAACACCATGGTCCCTACTACGCTCCAAATACTCCAAATTGGGATGAAGTAAAATTAGGCTTTGCGGAGGAAAGTGATTATATTGATAAACGTAAACCAAGGTCAAAGCCTAAGAACGACGACGA